TCCAACGCATACGCACATAACCACAAGCCCATTTAAGTTCATCGTGTAAGTGTCTATGTGTAGGCCACTTTCCTGTAGCCTTACACACGTTGTTTAATGTTGCCCAATACAAACTGTGATGTGGGTTGGATCGCTTACCAGTGGCTATTAAATCAAACGTCTGACTTTGTTTGTGTTCTTCTATTTGTTCTGCGTCAAACTGAGTACATGGCAGCAATTGACCATCTTTTAAATATACTTGAATTTTAGAAAGGGATTTCATCGTCCATATCCTGATTGGTTTGTGTCTGATCATTTTGCTGTGTAGTAGAATAACTGCTACTTGCAGCTTTACCCATCATTTGAATATCTTGGACTTTAACTTTTAAATAAGTTTTTCCATTATATTCCCTAGTCTTTAGCTCACCTACAGCAACAACTGGCGTACCTTTTACTAAATAATTTGCTATGCCTGTTCTGTAATATTCGCAGTCAAAAAATAGTGTACCTTTGCTTTCTCCGTAGCCATCGTCAACAGCTACAGAAAAGTTAACAACACTATTTGTATCAAATTGTTTTACTTCTGCGTTTTTTGTTACGCGCCCAGCAATTGTAATCTGTTTCATAATCCTAATTCCTTTTTTCTTTTATGGTGTGCATCCATTACAGCGTCATATTGATCTTCTGTAATACCTACTGATTTTATAAGGTTACTGTAGCGTTTTTCGTTACTTTCAAATCGTGCTGCATTACAGTTTTTGTAAAACTCTAGAGCCGCCTCAACCCTTTGTTCTGTATCACCTACTGATACGTCAGGATTTTGTGGTTTAGCTTCTTTAAAGTCATCTGCTTCTTCTTCTGAGTATACATCACCATGTAAGCCCACAAGTTTAAGTATAACACGATCTTTGGCGCGTTTTTCTGCCATAGCAAACGGATAACTGTTTTTATTGTTGTAAGGTGCAGCTTCACCTATTGACCACTCTGTGGCGTTCTCCATGTGTCCTGTAACGCATATAACTGCTTCTTTAGAGGCAACATCACAAGATATGATCTGTGGCGCATCAAACATAATATTTTTATGTGCAGCTATTTTTTCTAAAGCTTTATGCAGCATTACAGGAGTGCCGTGACAATCCCATACTGCTTTATGTTGTGTGATGTTTATTTCGTCTAATAATTTGACTAGCTTTTCTGGTAATTTAGGCATCTTTTGTTTCCTTCTTATTAGATTTAATGCCAGCAAAAACACCATCTTTATCAAAATCATCACAAGCTTTTGTTACTGCTTTTTCTATAACAGAAATGGCTTTTGCACCAAAAGTATAGTTGGCTGGTTCTCCATAAGCTCTTTCAGCTATTTCTTTTTCTGTTAGTTCTTGAATTGCTTTAGTTATATATAGCCGTATTAATGATGGGCTAGGATAAGTTTGACCTAGTTTGTTGTCCATTTTTTCGTACCTTTTTTTATTTACTATTGTCTTATATAATTATTAGTCTTATATATGCAACCATAAAGTTGCACAATGGAGACTTTTTTATGGAAAATATTTTAACAACTGAGGAAATAGTAAGGCGTTTAGATGGGCGTGTTCTTGCTAAAGTTATAAGGGATGTAGGCATTTCTAAGCATACTGTTTACCGCATTATGAAAGGTGAGGACGTATATTATTCTACAGTTAAAAAACTATCCGATTACCTAATTGAAAAGGAAAAACCCACAGTGAGGTAATACTGTGGGCTTCCCAAAAAGGTACGTTTTGTGCATAATGTCAAAACCAATGAAATATGCAAGGTCAACATAAACGATCTTGCCCAACAAAGAAAGGGTAAAAAAATTGTCAAATTTAGTAAGTAATTTAGTCCAAACAAAACGGATTGGTTCTACTACTCAAAAAGCAATCCTAATGTATATGGCAGACAAGGCTAGTGATGATGGCAGTGGTATCTGGGTTAGTAAAAAGAATATGGCTGCTGATTTGGAGATGGCTATTAGAACGCTTCAGACAAATATGAGAGATATGGTTTCTTCAGGTTTATTAACTGAGGCTGGACAGAAAAAGTGTAAAACTGGATACACTATAGACTATTCTCTTAACCTAGAACGTATTGGAACACTTGAGAACACTAGAGAACCCCATGCAATAGCTGCACCCATGCAGGAGATGCACCCCTACCCACGCAGCACCTGCACCCCTACCCATGCAGGAGATGCACCCAAACCATCCTTAGAACCATCCATTAAACCTTATATAAGTGTTAGGACTATTTTATGTGAATGGTTAGTAGAAGAAAATTCAGCAGATAGTTTTATTAAATATCGCAAGGGAATTAAAAAAGAGCTTACAGAAACAGCAGCAAAAAGATTAGCTGAGAAGTTAAGATATATTTTTGTTGGTGGTGGAACACCAGAAGATGCCTTGGCAATGTGTGAGGAAAAAGGTTGGCAATCTATAGAACCTGATTGGTATTTTGGTACACTTTTTGGTAAAGATAGTTTAGAATACAAGAAGGCTATGGAAAGAATATTAGAAGTTAAAAAAGGTATAAACTAATGAATTATGGTTATCGTATAAATTTAATTAAAAAAGAACTAGAAAACTTATTAAGTAGCTATTCTATTCCTATGCACTTACGTCACGATGAAGACGTAAAAGCAAAAGAAATAGAGATAATTTCTAAAGCATTAAATCAATTGTTTCCTAATGATTGTAACCAAGAGGTTATATCTGGAGCATTTGAACGTGCTGAATTAAAAATAAAAGCTGCACATATGTCCAGGTCATGGCCTAAAGCATCAGATATTGCCACAGCGATTAAAGCAAGTATTGCAAGTGATAGTGAGGCTTCTGGTGTCTCTGCAACCTGGTATCCTGATCCAAAGGTAATTAACGCCAACAGAATTAAACGTGGTGAGCCAGTAAGTGAATTTTATATTAATGGTAAGCTAGGTGAAGAATTAATTAATGATGGTTTAATAACTGAACATGATCTACAGCCATACAAAGAATATTTAGCTTTTGAAAAAATAGATAGAATATGATAATAGCAAACAACACATTTTTGTGTTACTCTACATTGGGGCGATACTGCTTCATAATCCTCCCAATGTGAGGTTGCCTCAACTGCCCCTATGTGGTTCGCTTCGTAGGGGCTTTTCTTTTTGCAAATTTAGAATATAATACCATACATAGACGCACCCAAGTATGGACGGACTAAATGAGTACAAAAGAAGAACGAAAATCTAAGATAGAAGGTTCAGGTAGAAAAAAAGGTACAACTAATAAAGTGCCTAAATTACTAAAGGATGCAATCTTAGAAGCAGCAGAACGTGCTGGGCAAACAATAGTAGATGCAAGATATTCTGAGCCAGAAAGCGCAGATCAAAGATTTGTAGAGCAAGCTAAAAAAGAAGGTATGGTTCATTACCTAGAACATCAGGCAATGGAAAACCCTCAAAGCTTCTTAACGCTAATGGGTAAAGTATTACCAATGCAAGTTACAGGTAGTGGTAGCCAAGGTGAGCATGAGTTTGTCATCAAATGGAAACAATAGAAATAAACTACAAGCCACGTTCACAAGCTAAAGACTTTCACAGCCGTACAGAAAGATTTGCTGTATTAGTAGCTCACAGACGATTTGGTAAGACTGTAGCGGCTATAAACGATCTTATTAAGTCATGCTTTGAAATAGACCTTCCTAACGTCAGGGTGGCTTATATTGCGCCATATCTCTCACAAGCAAAGGCAGTAGCCTGGGATTATGCCTTAGAATACACAAGAGATATACCGCATATAAAAGTTAACCATAGCGAACTTAGGATAGATTTTCCTAATGGAGCTAGATTTAGATTATTCGGTGGAGATAATTATAATGCTATTCGTGGATTATTTTTTGACCATGTATGTATTGATGAATTTGCTGACTTCCCTGCATCAGCCTATCCTACAGTTATTAGGCCAGCTACAGTAGACCGTAAGGGTAAGATAACCATTATTGGTACGCCTAAAGGCAAGAATGAATTTTGGGAGATGTACGAGTACGCCAAAAGCCACAAAGATTGGTGGTGTAAAATGTTTAAAGCTTCTGACACAGACATATTAGACAAGGCTGAGTTAAAAGAAGCTAAAGCAGCAATGGGAGAAGATCGCTACGAGCAAGAGTTTGAGTGTAGTTTTGAGGCTGCTATTCAGGGCGCATATTACGCAATGGAGATGAAAACAGCTACCCAGGATAAACGTATTACAAAAGTTCCATATGATCCTAGTGTTGGGGTAACAGTCTCTTGGGACTTAGGAATAGGTGATAGTACGTCATTATGGTTTGCTCAATTTGTAGGGCAAGAAATAAGAATAATAGACTTTTATGAAATGTCAGGTGTTGGTTTAGACCACTATGCAAAGGTGCTAGATGAAAAGGGCTATCACTACAAAGAGCATATATTACCGCATGATGTAAAAGTAAAAGAGCTTGGTACAGGTAAAAGCAGATTAGAAACATTAGATGCTCTTGGTGTTAATAACATATCTATAGCGCCTAAACTATCTATAGATGATGGAATACAGTCAGCACGTTCTATGCTTAATCGCTGTTGGTTTGATGAAGAAAAGTGTGGGCGTGGTGTAGAAGCATTACGGCAATATCGCAGAG